ACTGTCTCTTGTAGCTACTCGTGAATGTAGTACTGGTAGAGGTCAGAAGTGTGAAGCAATCTCTGCTGAAGTCAATATGATTGAAAAACGAGTTGAAGCAAAAAAAGCAAGCCTCGATTCGATGGGTAAAAGAATATCCTCAGCTACTGGTGGTTTGATTTCGGCTGAAAATGCCACGATCTTTCAACCGATGTTTCTGCCTCTTGCAATGTTCCTTATGGGCACTTTCATGATTTCGTATGGCATGAAAGGTCGAATGGTGGAACCCGAGTTTAAAATTGGACTGACGGGTATGGCTGCAAAAGAAGATAAGGCTCGACGGTTTATATGCGAGTATAAGTCCACTAATGGCAGTCTTCCTTCGGTAATAGAAGTCAAGAAAGTTGCGGATGTTTCGTATCCTACTGCCAAGTTGTATTTAAGAAAGTTTGCTCGTGGATAATAATCAGCTACTAATATATAGGGATCAGCATAAAGCTGGTCCCTTTTTTTTATATTTTTTTGCATAGCTAAATAAAGATATGGACCACGAGATTGGAGTCTCTGTCCATTCTAACACCTTAACTGGAGGTATCAGCAACATGTCTATTTATATTCCCTCATTAGAATACTATGTATATGCATATCTCAGAGAAGATAGCACACCTTACTATATTGGTAAAGGTAAAAGATATCGAGCATGGGCAAAAGAACATAAAATTCCAGTGCCAAGAGATCGATCTAGAATAATTATATGTGAATCTAATCTTACAAATGTTGGAGCACTCGCATTAGAAAGAAGATTAATTCGTTGGTATGGAAGAAAAGATAATGGAACAGGTATACTCAGAAATCTTACCGATGGCGGCGATGGCGGACAAAATAGTCCTATATGGAAAAAGAAACAAAGTGAATTGATGAAGACTTTATATGAAAATAAAACAGGATTCCATAGTACAGAAGCAAGAGAAAAAGCAAATTACTCAATAAGAAACCGATATAGAAAAATACCACATCATACACAAACCAAAAAAGGTAGATTGAGAAATATAAAAAATCAAACTAAATACATTTATAGAGTTATAAATATAGAAACACAAGAAATTTTTGTTGTCGATCTATTGGGTGAATTTTGTAGAGAAAATTCACTGTGTTATCAAAACTTAATTATGACTATACCAGAAAATTGGAAAAAGAAAAGATATATGCAACATAAAGGATATAAGATTATAGAAAGATTAGAAAAATAAAATGAGCATAGGTTATCAAGGAAATCCAAACTTACCGAGAATTGATTATAAACACAACTTTACTCAACACGAAATTGATGAGTTTATTAAATGTACTGAAGATCCTATATATTTTGCTAAAAAGTATATAAGAATTGTCAATGTTGATAAAGGATTAGTTCCTTTTGATATGTGGGATTTTCAAGAAAAAATGATCCAGAATTTTCATCACAATAGATTTAGTATTAACCTTTGTCCACGCCAAGTTGGTAAAACCACAACTGCTGTGGCTTTTCTTTTATATTACATTTTATTCAATGAAAACGTCAATGTTGCAATTCTTGCTAACAAATCATCTACTGCCCGTGAAATTATGAGTAGATTACAATTGGCTTTTGAGTACTTACCATTTTTCCTCAAACAGGGAGTGGTTGAATGGAATAAGGGGAATATACAATTAGCAAATGGATCTAAAGTTCAAGCAGATTCCACTTCAGGTTCATCAATTCGTGGCAGATCGTTTAATATCATATTTTTAGATGAATTTTCGTTTGTGCCCGCAAATATAGCAGAATCATTTTTCAATTCTACTTATCCTACAATTTCATCAGGTAATACTACAAAAGTCATTATTGTATCTACCCCCAACGGCATAGGAAATCTCTTTTATAAAATATGGAAAGATGCTGAAGACAAAAGAAATTTATATATTCCTTTTTCTGTTCATTGGTCACAGGTGCCAGGAAGAGATGAGAAATGGAAAGAAGAAACAATTAGGAACACTTCTCCAGAACAATTTGCTCAGGAATTTGGTTGTGAATTCCTCGGCTCAACTAATACTCTAATAAGTGGAACAAAGTTGAAATCACTAGTCTGGCACGATCCTATTCGTAAAGATATGAGCGATTGTTTTCATATTCATAAAGACCCAGAACCTAATCACACATACTGTATGACAGTCGATGTTGCTGAAGGATTAAATCAAGACTATTCTACATTCTCTATTATAGATGTATCACAATTTCCATATAGACAAGTTGCCAAATACCGTAATAATAAAATAGCACCACTACTCTTACCTACAGTTGTGATACAAGCAGCCAGAATGTATAATGATGCTTTCGTATTAGTAGAAATTAACTCAATAGGACTTCAAGTATCAGATATATTACATTTTGAATTAGCTTATGAAAATTTAATTAAAATTGAAATGAAGGGTAAACAGGGTCAACAACATACTCCAGGGTTTAAGAAAAGAATTGCATATGGTATTAAAACCAATAAACAAACAAAAGCTATAGGTTGTGCAAACTTAAAAATATTAATAGAATCAGATAAACTTATTATTAATGATTATGATACTATTCAAGAATTAATAACCTTCTCTTCTAATAGACAATCATTTAAAGCTGAAGAGGGTAATAATGATGATTTAGCTATGACCTTAGTACATTTTGGATGGTTAACTAGCCAAAGATACTTCAAAGAAAATATTAATAATGATATTCGTCAATCATTACAACAAGAACAAATGAACATCATGGATCAAGATATAGTTCCATTTGGTATTATTGATAATGGTCTTGATGACTTTGATGACCCCATGATGGACGCTAAAGAACGATGGGTAAATGTGAAGAAAACATCTAATCCCTTTGATATGATCGAATGGGATATATTATCTAATAAACATAGGTTATAATAGATATTCATTGAAACGACTACATAGTCATTATATCAGAAATATCCTGGTTGTCAAGTGAAAGGTGCAAAAATTCTAAATAAAGATATAACCACTAACTCTTCAATAGGAGTATTACAAATATGCCATTTTTCCTTTCTCCAGGTGTTAATGTCAGTGAAATTGATCTAACTACAATTGTGCCTGCCGTTGGTACTACTGAAGGTGCCTTTGCTGGTGCTTTTCAATGGGGTCCAATGAATATAATCGTTTCTGTAAGTAATGAAATAGAACTTGTCAATACTTTTGGTAGACCAGATGCCAATACATTTCGCTCATTCTTCTCTTCGGCTAACTTCCTATCTTATGCTAGGAATCTTCGTGTAGTCCGAGCAGCATCAAATACAGTTGCTAAAAATGCTGTTTCTAATGGTTCTTCAGGTCTCATTATTCAAAATAGAGATGATTATGAACTAAATTATTATGATTTATCCGCTGCTAATACTTATGGCATGTTTGCTGCTCGTTATCCAGGTGCACTAGGCAATTCACTTGAAGTATCACTATGGGCATCTTCAAATGCCACTGCTTATGCTGATTGGACATATGCAGCAGAATTTAACGGTGCTCCGGGAACATCAACATATGTAGGTAATGTTAATGGTGCAAACGATGAAATGCATATTATCGTACTTGATAATAAGGGTAAGTTTACTGGACTTGCTAATACAGTATTAGAAAAATTCACATATCTATCTAAAGCTTCCGATGCTATAAATGATGATGGATCTTCAAACTACTATGTAAATGTAATTAATGATCGCTCACGTTACATTTATATTATAAATAAAGCACTCAATTCAAGTGGTGTAGCTAATACTACAACTTGGGGCACACCTGCATCTAATACTACATTTGCTCAAGGCCTAAATCAATATTCAGCAACACTCTCTAATGGTATTGATGGATTACCTACAGATGCTGATATAATTCTTGCATATGATAAGTTTGCAAATGCAGAAGAAGTAGATATTTCACTTATCATTACAGGTGCACATTCACAAACTGTATCAGAATATGTTATGGAAAATGTTGCTGAATCAAGAAAAGATTGTGTTATCTTTATTTCACCAGATTTTGATGACTGTGTAGATAATATTGGAAATGAAACTGTTGATATTGTAGCAAAAAGAAATCTCTATAATTCATCTTCATATGCTGTGATGGATAACAACTGGAAATATCAATTTGATAAGTATAATAATGTTTATCGTTGGGTTCCATTAAATGGTGATATTGCTGGTCTTTGTGTTAGAACAGATTTTGAAAGAGATCCATGGTTTTCTCCAGCTGGATTTAATCGTGGTCAAATCAAGAATGTAGTAAAACTTGCTTGGAATGCTACTAAATCAAATAGAGATGATCTATATAAAAATGGTGTTAATCCAATAGTTACCTTCCCAGGCGAAGGCGTTATTCTATTTGGCGATAAAACAATGCTTGCTAAACCATCAGCATTCGATAGAATCAATGTTAGAAGGCTATTCATTGTCCTCGAAAAAGCTATTGCTCGTGCTTCTAAATATTCACTCTTCGAATTTAACGATGAATTTACAAGAGCACAATTCGTAGCACTTGTAGAACCATTCCTTAGAGATGTTCAGGGTCGCCGAGGTATCTTCGACTTCCGTGTAGTTTGTGATACTACCAATAATACACCAGAAGTAATTGACCGTAACGAATTTATTGGCGATATATATATCAAACCTGCCCGTTCAATAAATTTTATTCAATTAAATTTTATTGCTGTGAGAACGGGCGTGGCGTTCGAAGAGGTAATCGGAAAATTCTGATAGTTATTAGGAGAATATATTATGATTTTAACTAAAGATGTGATAGTAACTTTGAATAGTAATCAAGTTTTTGATGCTGTGAAATATTGGACGGAGAAAGGATATACCAATCTCCGTCCTCAACAAAAACTATTAGTGAAAGTTGATGATTTGCCCAAATTTAGTCGGGCCAAAGTTTTATTCAAATGCGATGATTGTGGTGTTGAATGGAAAAGAAACTATAGTAAAAAATTCAATAAAGGAACATATAATAAAGATTTGTGCTATAAATGTTCCAGATTAGATGTTGGTAAAAGAACTGGTAAAGTAAACGCTATAAAAGCGGGTAAAAAAAATTGTGGTTCTAATCATCACAATTGGAATCCAAATAAAAAAGAATTTCAAGCATATGCCTACAAAGTTAGAAGAATAACAGAAGAAACATACGCAAGTAATAAAGATAAAATTAATCCTGATAATCATCCAAGAACATTATGCGGAGTAGCTGATGGATATCAATTAGACCACATAGTATCAATAAAATGGGGATATACTCATGGGGTAAATCCAAAGGCATTAAGTGGTACTGGTAATTTACAAATGCTTTCGTGGCAAGAAAACAGAGAAAAGTTTTGTTAATATAAATATAAATAATAAAAACACCACTATTAAGGAGTCAACATAGATGGTCTTCCGAGTTCAAGAATTTAGAGCACAAATGAATTACGATGGTGCTCGTCCAAATTTATTCAAGTGTGATCTAACTTTCCCTACACTCACTCAGGGGCAGGCTGCACAAACAAAGTTCACATTTATGACTAGGGCAGCACAAATGCCAGGTTCTACTGTAAATCAAATCCCACAATTCTATTTTGGTCGTGAACTTAAATTTGCTGGCAATAGATCATTTCCTGAATGGACTGTTACAGTTATTAATGATGAAGATTTTAAGATTCGTGATGCTTTTGAGCGGTGGATGAGTGGTATGAATTCTCATGTGAGCAATCTTCGCAATCCAGCATTTATTAAAGGTGATAATGGTTATCAACAAGATGGATTCGTCACTCAATACGGTAAATCTGGTGATACACTTAAAAAATATAAGTTTGTTGGACTATTTCCAATTGACGTATCTCCAATTGAATTAGATTGGGGTTCTAATGATACCATTGAAGAATATTCAGTAACATTTGCTTATCAATGGTGGGAGTGGGCAGGTGGTACTAATGGTCCAACTACAGATACTGTTGGTGCTAATGTTCCATTTAGTCCATTATTAGGTCCAAGTGGTTAAGCGGCGGCCTACTTATATATATAGGGATAGAGACGAAAATACAACTCTATCCCTAAGACACCTATTATCGGTTATTATCGGAGATTAACATCGGTGGCAATATCATTATTTGGATTCGAGATAGGTCGCAAAAAAGACGATCAACAAAATAATCAACAAGAGCCTTCACAAAAAACATTTGCTCTGCCACAGAACGATGACGGAGCTGTTACGATTCAATCTGGCGCCTATTATGGCACCTATGTAGATTTGGATGGTGTTGTTCGGAATGAGATTGAACTTGTTACAAGATATCGTGAAATGGCAATGCAACCAGAACTTGAAACAGCTATTGATGATATTGTCAACGACACTATAGTTGCTGATGATTCCGGCAATTCTATTGAAGTTAATACAGATAATTTAAATGTTTCTGAAGATGTTAAAGAAAAAATTAGAACTGAATTTGAGAATATTCTAAGACTTCTCAATTTTGGTAATATGGGACACGATATTTTTAGACGCTGGTATATTGACGGAAGAGTGTTTTATCATCTTGTAGTTGATGAAAAAAATATGGCAGCAGGTGTTCAAGAATTAAGATATATTGATCCACGACGTATTAGAAAAATTCGTGAAATACAAAAAGCTAAAGATACTCAGACTGGTATGGAAATTATCAAGACAACTAAAGAGTATTATCTATACAATGAACGTGGTGTTATTGGTGCACATTCTAATTTAGGTACAAAGATTGCTGTTGATTCAGTAGTTAATGTAAATTCTGGACTTATGGATGCTAAGAGAGCAATGGTTCTTTCTTATCTTCATAAAGCAATTAAACCACTCAATCAGTTAAGAATGATTGAAGATGCTACTGTCATTTATAGGCTTGCCCGAGCACCAGAACGAAGAATATTCTATATTGATGTTGGTAATATGCCTACTATCAAAGCAGAACAATATCTTCGTGATGTAATGGTCAAATATCGTAATAAGTTAGTATATGATTCAACAACTGGTGAAATTCGGGATGATCGAAAGCACCTAAGTATGCTTGAGGATTTCTATTTGCCTCGCCGGGAAGGTTCAAAAGGAACTGAAATCACAACATTACCTGGCGCTATGAATTTAGGTGAACTTGAAGATGTTAAATACTTTGAAAAGAAACTTTATAGATCACTTGGTGTTCCTGTTTCAAGATTAGAACCACAGCAAGGATTTTCTTTAGGTAGATCAACCGAAATTACTCGTGATGAATTGAAGTTTAATAAGTTCATTATGAGATTGAGAAATAAATTTTCTACATTATTTGATGATGTTCTTCGTGTTCAGCTTGTATTAAAAAAAGTTTGTACTGAAGAAGAATGGAATCAATTTAAAGAAAAAATTTGGTATGATTACAAGAAAGATAATAATTTTACCGAACTAAAAGAAACTGAACTTCTTAATAATAGGATTGCAACACTTCAACTTGTTGATCCTTATGTTGGTAGATATTACTCAGCGGAATGGGTAAAAAAACATGTGCTTCAACATACTGAAGAAGATATTCAAGAAATTAGTGATCAAATACAAAATGAACAAGCTAGCGCTCAAGCTAATGCTCCTGTAGATCCAAATACCGGACAACCTATGCCTATTGATCCAAAAACAGGTCAGCCAATGCCATCTGCACCAGCTGCTCCAGGTGCACCAGCTGCAGCTGCAGTTGATCCAAATACAGGCCGTGATATTGATCCTGCAACAGGTCAACCAGTATTGCCATCTAAGTTTGAAGTTCAATCTAATGAATTGGAATTTGTCCAATGAGATCAATCAGAGAAAACTTAAATCAAATTAAAGTCGAGCCTGCAGGTAATGCCACAACTCAAGCTAAACAAATGGGATTATCCTATGTCGGGTTTGGAAGATATGAAGATTCAAAATCACAACAAGTAACACACGTAGTTCAAAATGATAAACTAATACCTTTCAAAAGAGCAGTGAAAACTAATACATTTAAAACTAATAATACTGATGATATCGGTGCATATAATCAAATGATGTCACCACAAACACAACAAATTCATCAATACTTAACTGCTCACTATACTCCTGATAAGTATGATGATAAAGAATTAGATGCAATTTATACATACACAAATGGTGCATATGTAGATATTAATAATAGATTATCATCTTTGCCTGCTGGTATTCCTTCTAATAAAATTGAGCCTAATTCTATTGATGATCCTTTACCTGATTTTGTAGCTTCATTAGATTCAGCATTAAAGAAATCAAGATTGCCTGCTGATATTATGGTTTATACTAATGTAGGATCAAGTTATTCACCAGACAATTTACAGCAGGGATCAAGTTTCCTATTCAAAGGATATAGAGATACTTCTATAGATTTGGGAAATGTTGTCAATAATGCTGATAAAAATAGTATGGGATATTCTGGTAGACCACAGATAAATATATTACAGATAACATTAAAAAAGAATTCTAAGGGACTATATGCAGCTGATTATTCAGTAAATGCTGCTGATACAGAGTTTATATTACCCAGATCATGCAAAATAACAATAGTGTCTGGACCACAAAAACTAGTTGGATCAGACGCTATGAGTCAAAACTTAAACTTAGAAATTATGTATTACGATTGTGTAGTTAAAACATAAAGGAAAAAAAAAATGAGCATTAAATCTGCCATCAAAAATATTCATG